CTGGGTAATCTCATAGAAGCCTAGCAAGCCAAGGGATTCGATTTGGTCGCACAGCAACTTGTGGACGGAATCCCGCATCGAGGTCATGAATTCCCGAGCGCAAAGGATACGCATTGGGCTTTTTGCCCCAAGAATCAGCAATGCTCTGGCTATTCCCCAAGACTTAGCCCCACCCCTGCCGCCGTAAAGTACCTTGTACCGGCTCTTTTTGAACAAGCCTTCTAGCTTTGCGGGAAACTCCGCATTAGCTATTGCGGTCTGCACATAACTCATTGGGCTTGACGAATGTGACTTGGATTCCGCTTATGAGTGGTGCGCCATCTGCGCCTGTGATTTCTTGTTTGACGCTTTCCCGATATTTCTTAGGAAACCGTGCCGCCATCGAGCGTGACCAGATTGAGGCGTTAATCTTGTCCGATTCTTTGTTCTCAATCATGTGGGCTTGGGCTATATCTTCCCACCATTGGAGTTCGTATTCCTTTGCTAACTCCAAGGCTTCTCGAAATTCTTGAAATTCATCACGCCAACGGTACAAAGTAGCCGTGCCAACGCCCAAAATAGCACCTATCGCCTCAGTAGACTTACCAATCTTGCCAAGTTCTATTACTTGGTCAATATAGGCAGGGTCATATAGGCTAGGGCGGCCTACTGGACGTTTGACTTCGGTCATTTCTTCTTTGCAGTCTTAGCTGACTCTTTGAATGCCGCAGCCGTAGGCGCACCTTTGGAGCCAGGCTTACGCATACGCTCTACCTTTTCGTCTTCAGCTTTTTCCTGCTTGATGCGCTCTTGCTTAGCGTGGATATTGGCATATAGACCAGGTTTAGTAGCCATTTAGCACTTCCAATTCTTGAGTGATGCCTTTGCTCGTTCCGCTGGGCCTTTGGCGTTCTTTACTACGCCTTCCATTCTGGCGCAAAAACTTGCCTTGCGTCCTTCGTCTGCCTTTGTCTTAGGATTCGGCGCAGGCGGCTTTAGGTTTGCATTGTTCTTTGCGTTGTATTCGGCACGGCCTTTGGCGGTCATTCCAGCGCCTTTATCCGTGGGGTTGTAGGTTTTACCCTTCCCCACGGTTTTGTGCGGTATTGGCTTATCGTGCTTCACTTTTTCGCTTTGGCTTTTTTCTCAGCTTCACGCTTCACCGAGTAACCAATCGCCACGGCTTGCTTTTGGGGCTTGCCAGCCTCGATTTCCTTAACGATGTTTTTTTTCATCGCTTTTTCAGTTTTGGATTTAATCAAAGGCATGGCTTGCTCCTTATTGACCGTGGATGATTGCAAAGTTGATGATTACCGCTTCAGAATATGAAGTTCCACTTAAATTACGCAATGAAATCAAAGCAGTACCAGCAGACAAATACGAAATGTAAGTGGTGTAAGCACCAGCAGCGCTACCAGTAGTATTGCTAGAAACGCACACAATGATAGTGTCATTGGTGGAAATCAAGCTATTGGTCAAAATAAAAGACACCACTGCACCACCCGCCAATGCAGCGGCGTTCATGGTGATGCGACCAGCCGATTTGTTCAAAGTCACGCCAGTGCTTTTATCGGTTAGCTGCGTTACCGTGCCTTGGGCGGCTGTGGAATACCCAATTTCTGCGCTTGCATAGCAAGTTGTGAATTCTGGGTCGCTATATGCGACACCGATTGCGACTGAATTGCTCATGATAAGTTCCTTAAAAATCTACTACCGCACAAATATCGGCCTCTTGGATTATCTGATAATCCTGACCGTCCAGGCGTTGGGTGGGCCAGTTAAGGTAGTCCCCATTGCCGTATTTAATGAAATCGCCTACTTGGGTCTCAAACACATTTGGCCCAATCGCAACAACCGTCCCCTCGTTAAAGGGTTCTTTGTTGTTCACAATAATAATATCCGATAATTGGCGCACCTTGGGACGCACTACAACACGGTCATTCAGCGGTCGAAACATCTGATTTCCTTGTGTATTTGCGTTTAGGACGGGCCATTACTTCCGTTGTTTGGTCGGTCATGATGTCGTACACCGGCAACTTGACCATCTTTACTTGCTTTTCCTGATGCTGACCACACCAATCGGATTCGTGCTTATTTTGTGTTAATGGATACAGGCGACAAACGCCCATAATTTGGCGGTCTACAAAATATTCGCAGTTTCCGCATTTAAAATCTGATGCAACCATTTAGTTACCTTACTTAATTAGATGGCTAGATGCCTTACTGGGTTATGACCAGTAGGGCATCGCTTTTATTGGTAGCTGCTACGCTCGTGGACGTAGCAATGACCATCGTCGTGGCGACCACCAGACAAGTCTTCATGTTTGGACATGGGCTTGTTTTCTTTAGCGTCAGCGACCATGTGATGGATCAGCTTTTCTTTACGTTCGCCAGACGAATCGGCTTTAGTGGCATCTCCACGCATTTCAGCATGAGTGCCGTAACCTTTGGGTTCGCCGGTCATGATTTCATGCGAAGAATGGTGTTTGTGGGCTTGGGCCATGTGGTGCATGGCTTTTTGCATATGGTGGTGGACTTGTTTGCTTTTCATGATTACTCCAAATACTTGAGTTTATAAACTGTGGAGTTGATTAAGTCTGCAATTTCATCAATGAGATTTTGCAGGGCTGTATCCTGCGGAAGCTGCGTTCTTGCCTCTGCCACAAAGGATTTGATGCCCTCTAAGTATTTCAACGGATCGTCGGCGTTGTGAAACTCAGAAGGGAATTTTTTAAGCTGTTCGTACCGGCCCATGTACGCTTCGACTAGCTGGTCGGTAAGGTCGATGATGCCTTCGTAATACTTTGCCAAGGCTTTGTGCTTGGCATAAGAGTTCGTCGACCAGTGCATGAAATGGGTAACCGTGCTGCTATGCAGCAAAGCACTTGCAAATTCTGCCATTTCGTCGTTCATTTGCTTAATATCTCACAAAGGGATAGGTACGTCAATGGGCCACAATCCATTGTCGCATAATTTTTTGACCGTCCGTTCATGGGCGGCTTGCCATAAAGCCTGGCGTTCGTTCTTGGTCAAACTTGCGCCTTGATCTAGGTCAAAGTGACACCGAAAACACAGGCTGGCTATCAAATCGTCTGAGGCTTTGATGCCCCTTCCTTTGCCGCCACCCCAATTTGTATGTGCTGCGACCACAGTCCCATCATCCTGCCCGCAATGCTGGCATGGTAAAGCGCGGGCGGCTTTTAATAGCTTTTTGCTTCTCACATAGGATTGTTTCGAGCGTCCAAAATCGGTGTTCATTTCCACATTCATATCGTCTTTTTCTTGTGTTGTCATCTTTTACTATCGTTTGTTTTACAAAAGTCCACGCGCCGCATACAGGGCATTTCATACATCAATTCCTTTATTAGTTGCCCAGGCAATTAAAAATTCTATAAATTCGCTTGAGTCCTCCACCGTGAATTTGTGAGACTGTAGGCCAAGCTGCACCACCCGTTCACCATCTAGGCTTGGGGCGACTTTCCCAATTTTGCGTCTAGTTTCATGCGCCCATTGGTCTATTAGCAAACGTTTCCAATCGTCGGCTGTCCATGTTGACCCTGCTTCGCCCATTTTTTGAGCAATTTGGGCAATGATGGAATGAAACATATCGTTTTGCTCGGTACTGCGCCTACTTTGCTTTATTTCCAAGCGCATCTTTTTACCAAGCGCAAGCGATTCCTTTACTGTAGGCCATAGGTCTTTCATGACCGTTGCGGCTTGAGTTGGGCTATACAGGTGGACTATCACTCATCATCCTTATCAAGTTTTGCGCGGCTTCTACCGAGTCAATCAAAGCGACTGTCCCACCATTCCAACCCATTAAAAACGCGCTTTGCTTAACATTTAACCCTTTTTTACCGTATGAGGTGGTCGAGTCTTTGACTTCGACTAAGGCAGTTTTCCCCGCGTAGCCTACCAACAGGTCTACCGGCAGCTTTAGAACGAATACAGAGGCTCCTGATGCCCTTAGTGCGGCAACTATCTCGGCTTGATTCCCGTCAACCCTTGCTGCGTGTCGCATTCATTTGCTCCAAAACATGGGCTTTTATGCCCTTAAACAATTCTTCTTCATCCATGCGCTTGACTTCAGCCCATGCCCATTCTTTCCAAGCAGGCAAGCGGCATAGACGCACATATTCCGCAAAAGTTGTCCTGCGGATTTTTTCGTAGTCAAACATTGCTTTTTACCTTCGCAATTAATTCGGCAATGCGGCGCTTGTTTGCCGCCATCTGTTCCGCAGTCAGTTCATTGCCCAATCGCAAAACAGGCGGCTCAACATAGCTACGGCGCAGCAGAGCCATAAACTGCGGCAGGCTTGGCGGTTCCTCGGGCAAGTTTTCCAAAGCCCGTTTGATGGTCGCGGCGCTTGTTCCCGCCATCTTTTCCGACCAATGATTCATTGCGTTTACTACGCCAGCGTCTGACCCATCTGGCAGCACCTGGCCTGTTTTCCATTGATTCATAAACCGAGTGCCGTAGTTGCCTTGCATGGTCGCAAATATGCGTTGAATCCAGCCATCAGGTAATTTTGAGGACATTGAAGTTCCTTTCGTCACCAAAGATGGCCCGAGCCGCGCCAAGGTTCTTGTCTTGCAATGTTGGCTTGGATTGCATCCATTCGGCCTTAAAACCCGTCCAGCCGCGCTCACAGCAAGTTTCTAAGGCGACCTGTAGGCTTACACCTGCTTTGTCCGCTTCGCGCTGTATCCCGTCTATTGCGGTTTGGGTGACTGCCGCCTTTTTTGCTTTTCTTAGCTTTAACCAATCCTGCCAAACAGAATCCGTCACGCCGAACGGCGGGGCGACTGTATTATTTTCCTTTCCATTTCCACTTCCTTTCCTTTCCTTTCCTATAGGTAGCACTACAGGAACACTACCGGAATGGTATGGTAATTCACATAAGTGCTTGATTTTGCTAAGACTTTTCTTGTTTATGACTTGATGCTTCTCAAAATTTGTCACTGCTCCATATACCTTGCCATCTGAGCCTTGAAACATGGAAATATAACCAATAGAGGACAACTCCTGTAGCAATACAGTAGTCGTACTGGACAATTCACGCAAAGGAAAAATGTCTGACTCCACCAATTTTGGATTAGCGTTGAAATAGCCTTCATCATCACAATGATTGAGTAATCCAATTGCCAGCAAACAGGCTTCACTTGATACAGAAGCCAATGATTCATCGCGCCAAAATTCGGGCTTAATAGTGCGAATGCGTGCCATTATTCAGCCCTCAACTTGTTGTGACAAATGCCACAAAAATATAAAAAAGTCTTTTTTCCACCCCATGAAAACTTGTCTCTAGCAATTTCAGCGGCATTTTTTGTTTCGTAAAAGCCGAGTTGAGACACAAATCTTTTAATGCTTGAAAGCCATTGACGCTTCATGCCATCCTGTGAACTATTGGTTTCAATGATGTCAGCAATGACCCACATTTCTGCCTCTAGCCTGCTCTCTTTTTCTTGCATGATTTGGTAATAGCCTTTTATCTGAGCCTCTTGCTCTGCCACCAATTCAGATTTTTCTTTTAGACTTTGTGGAATAGCCGATAAATCAGTAGCGCCTTTTCCAATATTGCACGGCTGGCAACTGGTAATTAAATTGTCAATGCTGTTCGTCCCGCCTTGAGAAACGGGAAAAATATGGTCAACCTGAAGAACCACAGATGGCGGTGTAGAACCGCAATATGCACAAGTAAAATCATCGCGTTTGAAAACATCAAAACGCAGCTTTTTGCCAATAGGCTTTCGCATAGTTCACCCCAAAAAGCACCCCAAAAAAAGGAAACTCCGGCTGCGGGGGTGTGACGCTTTTCGACTGAGTAGCTACTCTCAATCTAGCCGGGTTTCGCACAATCTTACACTAAAAACCATTCAGGCCGCATGGCTTTCAATTGCCACAGCCTGGCTTCTGGAATGTATTTCCATTGCGATACAGCAGAGCGAGTAACGCCCAAGATTTTTGCCAATGCGCTTGCCGAGCCAGCCCGCTTGATTGCTTCTCTTTTGTCCATCCTCGCATTGTAAGCTAGCTAAACATCTTTTAAGCATTAGGGTTTTCCCTATAGCATTTCGCAACTTTATTTGCTCAAATAGTGTTAAGCCTGCTTAATTCTGCGCTATGATTGAGGCATCACAACATCGTGATGTTTTGACCCCAGAAAGGTTTTTATGAACGAAGAAACGCCAAGCAAAAATCAAAAAGAAATTCAGTTGTCTGAAAAAGATTACCAAGCTATTGCTCGCATGATGCAATGGCCTGATGACTTGCCCAAATGGGATGCAGATAACACGCCCACAAACATGGGTTCATTGTTGGGCAAATTTACCGTTCTTTAAGGAGCAATAACATGACTAACGAAACTTGGGACGCAATCATTGTTCAAATCAGCATTGCCATCATTGCTTACACCATTGGTTACTTTGTTGGAGGCGGCGTATGAGCGAAACGTCAATGCTAATTGAGTGGGACATGAAAAGCAATGGTGAATACGCACAGCTTGAGGCTTTCTACGATTACGACAAAGAAATGAACACATTGGCGGTTTACAGCGTGATGTATCACGGACTTGATTGGATTGACTACATCAGCGACATCACCCGCAACTACATCACTAATTACATTTCGGAGCGACTTGATGACAGCGAATAAAGAAGCAGACCGCATCATTGCGGACGCAGAAGAAGCAGCACAACGCTATGGCGCCAAAGATGCAGCAGACCGGCTGGCTTACCAGGTTGGCGTATTGCAATCCCATATCCGTGGCCTGTGCCATGAGGCCGAACACATCAAAACGGAACTTAAAAGCATTCAAGCCGAAATGATGTGGGAGCGCAAACATGGTCACTAGCAACAATCCCAATGAAATCATTGCGGACTGCAAAACAAAAGCAGACCCAATGCGCGAATTAGAAATTTATCTTTTTTATCTTTGTCAACAATTGGAGTTCCAAAATGAACGAATCGAATGGTTCAAAGAACAACTCAAACGAGCGTGAAGAATACGAATGCCCTGCTTGTGGGCGTGATTGTGGCGATTTAACCCGCCATACCTTGGATGATGTGAACGTGCTTTGGTACTTCACTTGTGAACATTGTGGAATTGATTTTGGAGGTGATCTATGAAAAACATTGCATCAGCGTTAGTACGCGCCCAGCGCGGATTTGCACCGGCGTTAAAAACGTCTACAAACCCGCATTTTCGGTCTAAGTACGTTGACCTTGCTGGTTGCGTTGAGGCGGTTGTAGATGCCTTAAATGCCGCAGGGATAGCCCTTGTGCAACGCACATCCGAGGACAGCACCGGCGTGACTGTGGAAACGGTGTTTGTCCATGAATCAGGCGAAATGCTGGAGTGCGGCAAGCTGCACGTTCCTGCTAGTAAACAAGACCCACAGGGTTATGGCTCGGCGCTTACTTATGCCAGGCGTTACAGCCTGATGGCGGCTTGCGGAATAGCACCAGAAGATGATGATGGGAACGCTGCCAGTAAGGTAAAAGTATCATCCACCAAGACCGACCTGGTTACTCCACATCGCATGAATGTGGTTGCTGATGTGGCAGCAGCAATCAATGAGCGCATGAGCGCAAGTGACGTAATTGGTGCTTTAGATGAATTCCAAGGCATCACGGACGTAGAAGAAAAGACCGCACTTTGGGGAATGCTTGACAGCAAGACCCGCAGCGCAATCAAAAAACAAGCTGAACTCTCGAAAGGTTAATCATGGCAGTTGTATATGACATCACGGTAGTGGACGGAACTTACCAAAACAAACAGGGCGAAACCAAAAAGTCTTATCAGCGCATCGGTGTGGTTATTGAAACCAAAGCCGGTCTGATGATGAAGATGCGCTCAATTCCTGTTATTGAGGGCGGCTGGAATGGCATGGCCTATCTTAACCCGCCTAAACCAAAAGACGGATTTCCTAAAGATGATGGATTTCCTAAAGACAACGATGAAGATTTACCTTTTTAATCATGGAACACATCCGCGCTCGAAATCTTGATCCGCTGACCAGTTGGCAAGCGGCAGAGTCTGCTAAAGACCTTGCCAAACGCCATGCTGAGTTAATCCTTAGAACTTTGAGGGAACAAGGCCCACTAGGTAAAGATGGCATTGCTATTTTTGCCAGGCTTGACGGTAATCAAATTGCTAGGCGTTTGCCAGAAATGCAACGCGAGGGCTTGATTGGTCTAACAGGCAAAACAGTCAAATCATTGGCTAAACGATCTGAAAGGGAATGGTATGCGGTTATTTGCTGACATCTTTGCCCTGATTGGGCTATGCGCCACCATCATTGCAATCTGCTTTTATGCTGGCTATTCCACTTACCAACCAAAGTGCCGCACCGTAGCATCTGTATTTACCAAGGAATGCAAATGAACATGATTAAACGACTACTGACCACACCCACGCCGCTGGAAATGGCAGCTAAAGAACTGGTGGAAGCCCAAAGGTCTAAGCTGGAGGCCGAGTCTGCACGGGACTACTCTGAATACATGGTGGCGTACAACGATGCCCGCATTACTCGTTTGCGTGAGCGTTTGATTGAACTGCAAGGAGAGCAAGCATGAAAGAAAACACCACAACCATCGACCCGACATGGATGAGCAAGACAGGCGGCTTTGCCCGCGACATGACCCTGCGTGAATGGTATGCGGGGCTGGCTATGCAGGGGATGCTGGAAAATTATGTGCGGAATTTTGATTTTCTTGCAATAGAGGCTCAACAAGCGGCAGACGCAATGCTTGCCGCGAGGGAGGCGAAATGATACTTACACCACAGCAGATGGCAGAGTCGGTCTTGCAAATACTGGAGGATGTTGTTGCCGACATCTACCCTCCCGAAGAGCAGGAAGAAGCCAAGGCCCGCATCCTTGACGCATGGAGCGCGGAGATGTTTCAAGCAAGGAGACCAAATGACTAACGTGACGCTACTAGACATCCCTTCTGCAAACCAAAAAGTTGTAGGTAAAGACTTGATGGACGAAATCAGGGAAGTTATCAACGCGCCCAAGTATGACCACATGACGGTGGCAACGGTGATGGGGGTGCTTGAGATGGTGAAGCTGCATTACTGGGTACAAATAGTGGAGGATGACAAGGTATGAACATCAAAGAACTTTGGAACAAAGCCGCTGAAGCCACTGAAGATGATTCTTGGGACGCACAGGTTGCATTTATGCAAAGGTTTGCCGAGTTGGTAGCCGCACATGAGCGCGAAGAGTGCGCCAAGCTGTGTGACCGATTTCAAGCGCGTGATGTGGGTATGCAGCCAGCAGAATGCGCTGGCGCAATCAGAGCAAGGAGCAAAGCATGAACAACGACGAAGATACCGACAGCAACGGGGACTTTTTCTTTGACTTGCTCAAGACGCTAATTGCCCTGTTCTTCTTCATTGTGTTTTTACTTGTAATGGGCGGGCTTGTCATTGCCTTATCCGATGTTGTAGGAGTAGTACGCGCATGGTTTCAGTAATCTACATACCCGTGCTGTTTGCCTGCATCAACAACACCTGCAATTTTATGCAGGCCGCTAATTACGTCACCACAGAAGCCGAATGCAAAGTGGTGGTCGAAGCACAAAAGAAACGATTGCAAGAGATGTCACTCAAGGCTGGGCAGATGGTCACCTTGATTCAGGGCACTTGCGTAACTGCGAAGGATGGGATGCTATGAAAGATGCAGAAGATGAAGCGTTCGACGACATTGAGCGCAGACAAGGCGGTTTCCAAGCCAAGCGTGCAGCGGCTGCGGGCAAGCTGCAAGAAAATGCGCCGCTTTATGCATCTGACTACGAGCGCGGGTTTATTGACGGGATGCAAAAACAAGCCCAGTCTAGTGTGGATAAGGCGGTCAATCGAATTGCACAGCCAGCGCAGGAGCAAAACAAAATCACCTTCAGAACCAGTTCAGACTGGGTTATGCGCATCACCGCAGATAGGCGCATTGAGGTGAACGAGGGGGTCGAGGTGACCGAGGCCGCAAAGAAGGTGCTGGAGACCATGCAATGGATGCTGAAGCCAGCGCAGGAGCCTGTGGCGTGGGCAGTACAGGGTTGTGCAAAGATGTGGCGCGGAGAGTTTGCGGAGATTGACGCAAAGGCAGAAGCAAAACGCATTGGCGGGACTTGCGTTGCTTATGCTCTCTACACCACCCCGCCAAAGCGCCCGTGGGTAGGGCTGACGGACGATGAGCATTGCGACATTTGGTACAAAGAATCACTTGATTGAATGGAATATGGCAAAGCCATTGAAGCCAAACTCAAGGAGAAGAATGCATGACTAAAACAGAAGCCCTCCGCATCATCAAGTTGTTGAGCGCAATGGAGTCGTGGGCATTTAGCCAACCCGATAGCAGACGGCTCCCCGACTACTTGGTGGAAGACATTGCTAATGCCATGACGGTGCTTGAGCGCATCGTGCTGGAGAAGAACAATGGATGAAGAGCAAATAAACAAAGCATTTGATGAGGAATACATCAAGTACCGTGATGCCTTTCCCAAGGAATACAAAATTCCCAAGGAATACACCACTCACATCCCCCAATACGAGATGGGCTGGAACGCCGCGCTAGATGAAGCCGCTGCACGCATTGGCGAAATCAAGGGTTTTGGGCAGGCAACGCAGGACAGCTTTGCCGTATTTATTAAAGGACTAAAAAAATGAACACAGAACTTATTGACTATGCAAGACCTTGTATGGACGCTGAAAAAGCGCTCAAAGACGCGCATTGGGCGGTGCTAGAAAACAAATATGAACTAGCTATCAGCAAGACGCTTGAAGCCATTGAAAGCGCAACGCTGATGCACGCTGCGCTGATTCAAATGTCACGCGAGCATTGATTCCGCTGCAATCTGCACTTGGTCAACGCGAGCCAGCCAACCTTTTAGAAATTTCTGCTGGGTTGGGCTGGTAGCTAGTCCATTGTAAAAACGCTGCTTTTGATCGGCAAAACTATCAAGTATTTTTTGCGGGTCACTTGCAGCAACTTTGCCCAAAGTACCCGAGCCAATAACACCATCGTCCACAGCGTCTACAGCCCGTTGTAAGAATCTTGCGGCCCTGCTTACTCCAGCGTTCACGGCAAAATCAAAAACGGCGTAATCAACGCCTGCTGGCAGATTGTCGCCCTTAACCTTGTCCCAATACATCTGTCGGTAAAATGGCTTGACTGTTTCTTTTGTCAGGGCTTTCATTTCACCTGGCTCTAATGGTCTACCAAGGTATGCGCCCCATGCGCCTGCGGTCACGCCTAAATTAGTCTCGCCGCCTGCATCATCTTTGTCCCAAACGTAGCCGCCCTCAGATTTCATCACGCGCTCAAAAGACGCATCAAAGTTCTCTTTCATTTGGCTGGCTCCGATTGGTGTAGAAGTTCGGTTTTGGCTTGGCTACCGGCACTGGAGCCAAAGTAAAAGCTAATAATTCCCGTCCAGGCTGTGCCTAGCGATCCAAGCATGATGTCAATTTGCGGCGCGTGTTGAATTTGTCCATACATCAAACCAAACAAGATGCCAAAGAATCCAATAGTCACGCCCATCGCCATCACTGGAGGAATCCAAGATCGAGTAGCAATCTGCATATCTCGCGCAGATTTTTTATCTTCTGCCACCAGCTTGGCAAAGTCTAGATTCATAGACTGAGCCTGTTTCTTTAATTCCAATTCGGCAAGCTGGATAGATGCTACTTGCTCGGCGGTCAATTTATTGCTGCTAATGATGCCTTGAACTTCATCTGGTTCGCAGCCAATAGCCTTAGCGACAGCAGATACAGCCATGCCAGCTAGTGGGCCACCCAACGCTGTGGCAATCGTAGGGGCAACAGTTTTAAGCCATTCCATCATGCTTTCCATTTCAAAAATAAGGTTGTAAAAAAGTAACTTAGGCCGATAGATGCAACAAAAAGAAAAACCCAAAAAATTGTGCTAATGGCTTCCATTATTTGCTGTCGTTTCTTTTCCTTTGCTAATGCCGCTTCCATCTCAGCCTTCTTGCGCCGCTGGATGATGTTGTTCCGTTCAACCATCACCCCTTCCCAGACATCCGCATTGCCTGACCAGATAAGCATATTCTTGAGTTCAGTCTCGGCCTCGGCAAGCTGCTTGGCTTGCATGACTGTTTCCAGTGCCTGTGCGGTATCGCTTTTGAACTTCTTTGGGTTGTTCGCCGCTTGTTGAACAACGTCTTTCGCCTCGAAGAACTTACCTAAGTCGGCAGCAATGCCCTGGACATCCTTGCCCAGCTTGATAGCTGCTTGAATTCCCTTTACCGCTGCTTGCGCGGCTGCAAATGCGGTGAAAGGATCAATCATTTTTTGTTCACAACTACCCAGCGGCAGATGCGTCCGTCTTTGTCTACAAACTCGTTTGCCCCTAACTTTTCATTAGGCTTTGGTTTTCTACAAACCAGTACGGTCTTAGTCTCAGTCCCAGGCCAAGGACTATCAGCAGAAGAACTAATTAACCCTTGGTAAACCAATGAGATAGCCATCCGACCACCGTAGATATTGCAGACACAATAGCCATGCCCATCCAAAACCCGCCTTTGCTTTGATTAGCAAGCGCAACAAGTTTCTCGATGGATTTTTCTAGCTTGTCAATCTTGCTACTCATCTGGTCAAAGCGGCGTTCATAGTCTTCAACTTTTTGCCAAAGCACGCCATACTTTACTAAGTCAATTTCAGTAGCCATCATTGCCCCAAGTTTTGAATTTTGTTTGAGCCGGTTTGTTTTGTGCCTGCGCCTAGTTCTAATGCCTTACGGGTTTCTTCTGCGGCTGCTCGACGCGCTCGCATTTCCATCACGCTTGTTCCAAGTTGGAGACCAGGCACAGCTACATTAAGACCTTTTTCTGCGGCAAAACTAACGCCAGCACGCGCTTTTTCTGCCAATGCACCAACCAATGTATTTGAGTTATTTACAAATGCACCGCGAGGTTGAGCCTGAGTGTACCTAGCAACATTGCCCAAAGTTTTTAGTTGAGAAGCAGCTTCTGGGTTAAAAATTTCTCGCAAATTGTTAACATCATCCAATTGCTTTAGTGCCTTATTGTATTGAGCCTGACTAAAGTTTCCGGTTTCATCAACAATGCCAGCTTTGTCTTTTAGCCAGTTGACAGTGCCCGCCGCCATATGTTGATGGGCAACTGAATCGCGGCCCAAATGATCAACCATTGTCTGGATGTTTTTATTAACACCATTGACCACAAACTTATCAATAAACTTATCAGCGGGAACAGTATCGTCCACGGCAGCTTTATATGCAGGGTCTTTTTTCAGCATATCAAATCTGTCTTTTGCAAGCGATCTAGCATTGTCTGCAAGAGGCTTAAGACTTTTTGCCGCATTACCCTGCAATGGCAATTCTTCCAAAGCCTGACGAACAATGCTTGATGCTGCGGCTGCATTTCCGTCACCAGTTCTTTCAGCCTTACGAATCTCAGCAGCAAGATTGGTTCGCATTGCCTCAAACTGCTCAAATGTCATTGGCTCGCCTGATTTGAAACGATCAAGCTGAGTTTTAATAGACGATGGCAAAAATTCTGTTTTAAGTTTTTTGCCTAGCATTGCTGTTGCATTGTTTGCTAGTTGAACTCCATCAACAGGAAACTGACCACCATTTGCATCTTCCAATGCTTTATAAGCAGCACTAATGCTAGACGTTTTTGAATCATCAATAGATTTGTAAGCATCAATAATTGCTTGCGAATTTTCTATCTTTTTTGTTCCGTACGCATTAGGCGCAGCGTTATCACGAATGGCATTGATGTTTTCAAGCAATTGACCATTTTGAGAATTCAATCGTTGTGCAATCTCAGGGTCTTTGCCCCTACGATTCATTTCGTTTGATAGCTTAACCACATCACCCGTGGCTTGGCCTTCAGTAAGACGAATGGGAATAGGTAACGAATCAGCCTCAATATGACGTTGAAATGTTGGAAGATGTGTTTCTTCAACAGGAATATCCTTCAACGCATTTTGAAGTTCTGGCGTTGCAGCAGATAAGGCTTGTTTGATTGTCGTTGCGTCAGGTGTTGCCATAGCACCAGCGGAGGCCGTTAATGCTCCTGCAGCCGCTTTAGGGGCCACCAGTTCCGCTTTTGGTTGTGGCTGTAATCCTGCTTTCTCAGCTTCAAACGTGGTTTGTTTTGCCGCTACCTGAGCAGGAGTCATTTCGCCTTTACGCAAATAAGCAGGAATTTCGTATTGGGCTTGAGTGCCAACACCTGGAACAACAGGTACAGCAGGTGCAGCAGGCATTGCGCCTTCAATTGGAGCCGCATTTCTTGATAGTTCGCCAGTTTCCGCAATAGCACTTTTTACAGCCGCAATGGGTTTTTTTATGAATGGCGTTGCAGCCGATGCCAAATTAACAATGTCGCCTAATTTTTGTGGCTCCATGTTCAATTGCTTGGCAACCGGCTCAATGCCATAAGTATTTATTAATTGACCAAGAACAACAGGTAATGATTTTTCGTAAGCAGGCTTTCCTTCTTGTCCCAAAATCTTGCCAACAGGCACACTAGGAATTTGTGCAGCCAATTCTTGACCGGCTTCTTTTTGCCCAATTGTTTCTGCGCCTAATCGAGTTGCTGATTGAGCCAATGATGTAGGAACATTTGCTATGGCGTTAACAATGCCAGCAGCAGCGCCTTTCATGCCCTCACGGGTCTGAAAATATTTATTGATTAAGCCACCAACAACGCCAGGCTGACCGGCTTGCGGCGTTTGCTCTGGTGCTGGCGGTTGATACCTTGGTACATAAGCGCCCATCGTTCCTGCCGCCGTTCCCGTGGTTGCAGGCGGTTGTGCAGTTGGTTCTGTGCTTTCCCAAATGCTTGCTAGATTGCTTGATTGGATAGATGGCGCGCTTGGCTGTGCAGATAGCGCTTGCCCAGCTTTAAATAAATTCTTTGGGCCTTTTTCAACCGTGAACATTGCGCCACTAATTACATGACGTTGCACAGGATCAGACAAATCAATTTTTTGATCGGGGTCTAAGCCAACTTTTTGAGCAACTGTTTTTATATACGATTCCGTGTCATTTTTGTCAGTAGGAGGCGCATAACGGGTAATAACGCCGCGCAATGTATTGATTCCGTGCTTTTCACCATAGGCTTTTAAATTGTTGTCAGCCGCTGCTATACCTTCTTCTGGTGAAGCGTATTGCTGAAAGCCAGTGCTTGCACCTACAGGTCGTAAGTTTCCTGGATTGTTCACAGGCGAAGTCTTAGACGCAGCCGGTGTAGCCGGTGCAGTGGATTCCCAAAGATCAGCTAATGAGGCCATTATTTAAGCATCCCAAGTTGACGGGCCATTTTGATTTGTGCGCTGAATTGCGCTTGCGCGTCTGGAGTCATTGAAGCGCGTAATTTTTTAACTTCTTCCGGTGTGCTTTCTTGGAAAAGCAACGGGTTAGATGCTTGCGTTACTTCTTGAAGTTTGGCGTAATAGTTATTTGGATCATTCACCAAAGGCGCTAAAACTTTATGCTGCGCTTGCACTAATCGCCGTTGACCAATCAATTGATTAGATGCGCTTTGAATGGCATCTAAGTTCATTTTGGAATTTGGATTTGCAGCACCAGCAAGGGTCATTGCTAGATCGGTGTTTCCACCCGCCAATTGAAGCATAGCGGAATTCTTTGCCAACAGGTCAGTAGACGTTTTTTCTGCTTCATATGCAGGAATACCAATAGCATTTGCAATACCCGCGGCAAGAGATTTTCTTGCGCCGCCAACACCAGTAAACGCATCATTGGCATATTTTTTAATGTTTTGCAATATTGCAATATCAGGTTCTGCTCTTTGATTTGCGTTTCTTAACTCGTTGTAATGACTTGTTACCGTACTTGTTATGTTCGTCAAGCCTGTTTCTGCTCCTGGGCCAAGACCAGTGACCAATGGCCTATTCCCCATTGGTTGTGAACCAATTTTGTATTTAGTGCCTGCTGGCAAACCTGTACCATCGCCTGGCGTAGCAACGGCCTCTGTTCCTGGTGGAAGTTCTTGTGTGTACGCAGTGCCCGGCAAAACTTGGCCTTGTGGATATTGACCAAATTCTGAGGTGCTTATAGTGCCTCCGCGAGCGCCAGTAGAAACACCAACACCAGTAGGTTGAACAGTAGTTGCCCGAGCGCCTGCATCCATTGTGGACAAAAGTTTTTCTTTCAAATACTGTCTAAGTCCTGCTGGATTTTTTGTTTGATCTAAATATGGTTGTATTAGTTGATCTGCTTTTTCTGTTGGAATGCCCAATGCAGTTGCTTGTTCAACACCATAATTTTTAATAATTTTTTCAAGTTCATCTTTATTAACCGCAGATGGATTACGTTCTGCAGCAATAACCAAAGGATTATTTATAAGTGGCGTAAGACGATTTGCAACAGCAACGGTTGTTTTATGTGCAAAATCTAAAGCGGAAGATGATTGCCCAATTTCAGCAGTTCCTGCTTCTGCTTCAGCTTTTCTTTGAGTCGGCGACATCAATGTTTTATATTGCGCTAATTCTAATTGCGCTTTTTCCAAAGCTAAAGGATTAACTTTAGATGCTTGCTCAATTGCCATTGATTTAGCCATCAAATCCATAGGATTGACTTGAGCAGCTTGTTGGTAGGCTTGTGCGGCCCGCGCCGTGTTCACCATGTCTCCAAGAGACATTTGTTGGGGCGTTGTAATTTGCGGTAGTGTTGGAATAGAAAAGTCTGCCATATACAACCTTTAACCAGGATACCAAGAACCAAATTGATAATCAAATGGCACTGTAGCACCAGGTGCTAATGAAACGCCTGGATTAAGATTTACTCCTGATGTTCCTTGTGGTCGCATCAATGAATACAAACTTGCCGCATTGCCAAATCCTTGTAGACCAGCGGCGTTTGCATTAGCAGCGCCAATCTGACCAGCACCAAGCGCGCTTGCACCACCGATCCCAAGCTGTCCAATGTTTGCGGCAGTGTTTTGGCCCAATGCTTGTGTTTGATTTTGTGCGGTTTGACCTATGCCAGCAATGCCTGCCAAAGTGTTATAGATGCCAGTGCGTTGAGTGAGATATTGAGGCAGTCCAACATTGGTGGCGTAGTCAATAGCAAATTTGCGTCGTGCGGTGTCTACGTTTGATCCACCGCCAACCACGTTTGCTGCTTGACCGGCTGCACCTACGCCTTGGTTAAGACCAAAGGTAAAGCCTGGCATTGAACTCAAGTCTTGTGCTGTAACTTGTTTGGTCAGATATGGCAGCATATCTTGAATCTTTGTCAGAGCACCATAACCAGCTTGTCGATATGGCTTTTGTTGTTCATTTTGAGTTTTGAACATTTGCATTTGCAAATCAGCGGCTCGATTAGCTGCATCTGATTGCATTTGCGCGGCTTGTTGTGCCGCCCCAACTTGTTTTTGTGAACCTACATAGCCTAATATTGCGCTACCGGCAACTGCTGCTGCTACCCAAGTCATGCTAGTTCTCCAATCGTGTTTACTTTTAACTTATTTGTAGAGTCAAAAAGTGCGGTCAGGTCTGGTTCAATCAATTCAGCCTCAATTTCGTCAAGGTCGGTTAGATCAGTTCTGTGGATCGTAATGCCGATGGCATCAGTCACAGCCAGAGTTACCCGTTTTGTGCCAGGCTGACTTTCTACAATGTCGCCTGCCTGTAGGCGTTTCATGCCGCCTTCCGTCCATGCGATTATCTCCCCTTTTGCACATAAAAAAAAGTGGGGTTTCTTATGAACTTTGCCCACAATGAGTGTGCCAGCGGGCCTAAAAACCTTCCGCATATACATTCCAGGGCTGAATTGGTGTTCTGTGACCAGTTCAGCCTGTGGCATGACCGACATTTCAGCCTGTAACCGTTCTATTTGCTCACGGTCTACATGGATTGGAAGTTCTAAGTCATTCATTTTTTAAGATCAAAATTTAATTTTTGGTTTAATAAAGTTCATGTTAACTTTTAATTAAACATGACTTCAATGCTAGAAGTCTTAGGCGGTGCGGTTGAGAACGTCAACGTAGTGCCGCTTACCGTGTAAGTGTTTTTTTGCTGGTATACGCCGTTAATGTATACAAAGGTGTAGTTTTCACCTAGCGACGAAGCGCTTAAAGTAAACGCAACAGTTGACCCATTGCCGGTAAAATTGGAAACTTGATACGCTGCTGCGCCAATACCGATGATATTGTCATAAGTAGCAATTAGAACATCACCAGATGTTTTAAGCACAAACTTATATGCCGCAGAAGACAACCATATTTCACCGCCAGATGGAACCCGACCTGCTGAGTCCAGCACAATTGGGTTGGCGTGCGCTGTGCCACCAGATGATGTAGTGTAAGAAGCTAACGGCGTAGTTGTGCCAGCCGCATAGGTGTATAGCTTACCGCCCGACAAAATTGTGCCGTTGTTGTCAAAGAATTGCGCTGCTGCGCCGCCAACGGGAGATATAAAGACATTCATGTTAATTCTCCTTTATGGCTTTAGCACATCGGCAAAATACACATTCCCAACCATTTTAATTCTAGTGCTAGTAGAGTTTATTGGGATGCTTGTGACAGAAGAATCAAAAATGTTGTTACTAATTGACATTCCAACTGGAACACCATTAAGAACAATTGGTGGATTAGTTGAACACGCTGAAAAATTATTGTTATTTATTATTAAATCTCGGCTATCTTGAGTTGAAATTATAGCAGTCCCAGAAAATATATTTGAACTTATTACATTGTATTGATCTTCAATATTTAATCCTATTTTAGAATTTTCAAATACGCAACCAACTACAGTATTGTATCTAAAATATCTTCCAGTTGAAGCAACATAATTAAATTGAAAAGCATTATTAGAGTGAAATGCACAACTTGCAAAAGTGCAATTTTGCATTAAAAAATCAGTTCCCACACTTGCAAAATAATAGCCCGTACTATTAGTACCTGGAGAAAAATCACAGGCTGAAAAATGTACATTACTTAAATCAGAAACTCCGCCACCAGAAAACAAAGACAAACTAGAGTTATCGCATAAAGTAAAGTCACAAGCGGTAAAATTAGAATCAGTAAATGATGTACCAGAAGTGGCGCTTAAAGTATAAAAATTACCATAATATTGCGATGTTACAGAATTAATACCGCCAAATGAATAATTGCTTGATGGCTGCGTTCCTGCAACTGGCCTAAATACGGCGCGGTTATATTCAAACCCACAATTATCAATTGTTACATCTCCAAATCGTGAACCCAAAAATACCGATTCAAACGCAAAAATACGCAACCCAGAAAATTTACCTTGTGAAACCCCTACATTGTTATATGGCGCTGCAAAATTATTTCCTGATAACAAAAACACAGAATTTACAGAATTATTGCCTTGTGTAATTGCGCCAAAATTTTGCATGATGATAGGGCCACCATCAGACACCGTAAACATTACTCGCTTAGCAATAGTATTGCCGCCAACAAGCGTTGTGCTTGTCCATGCAGCGCCAGATGATGTTGTATCTGACAAAATTAAAATTGTTCCTGTGCTTAATCCAGAACCAGCATTTACAAGTCCAGATTGCTCCCCAAGCAAATTGCAACCTTCATAGATAGTAATTGCGTCACAAATACGATATTTCCCATAAGGAAAAAATACGGTTTGACCATTATTGGTTGATCCAGAACCTGTTGATTTAGCGGCAAGTCCAGCAGCTACGGCTGCTTTAATCGCTGCTGTGTCATCCGTTACGCCATCACCAGTTGCGCCGTAATCTACAACATTTATCACGGCCCCGTTAATCATTGAGTAGCTTGATTTTGTAAGCGACATAATTATTCCTTTACCAATTAGCCAAAATAACGTATTTTTGCCCGTCATCACCGCAATCAATCAAAAACTCATCTTTTTGATCTGCGGAATAGTTGCGGCATTTTACGCGCTGAAGTTGCTCCCCAACAAGTTCAAGCCAAATGGCTTCAAGCGTATTGGATTGTGTATCATGGGTTACAAAAGCCAGATAACTCACGCTGTTACTCCTTTTATAACGGCAAAATTGAATACTGGTTGTTCAATTGTTACGCCGCCCGTTGTTGCAAATGTTATTCTGAAGCTACCAGCGGCGGTTGCTGTAACAAATATTTGATATAGGTCAGTGCCCGATTTTTGCGTTACATGAACAACATCCGTAGCCGCTACAGTTGAATTGGTCACCGTAAAACTTTGAAAAGTTGCAAGCCCCGCCGCCGATACAAGTGTAATAGCGCCGTTGGTTTTGTTGAGTGTTACGCCAGTAGTGCGTGATGTAACTTGGGTGACTGTGCCGCCTGATCCTGTGCCATACCCTAAACCACCTGTGCTAGTAACAATCACATTTCCAGACGCATCAATTCGCATCCGTTCCGTAGGATTTGCAGTTCCAGCCGCCGCCGTTTGAAACGTCAAAAAACCATCATCAAATTGAATTGCAGTAACGCCATAAGCGGCGTTATCAGCAGTAAATGCCCCACTACGGCTAAAGTTATTTGTAAGATACCTTCTTCCTGTAGCTACATTGGAAAGATCATCAATTCTGAAATTAGACGCAGTAGTGCCATCTACTGTTAAATTTGCGCCATAATTTCCTACAGTTTTTGAGCCTATTTCAAGTCTACTTGCTGGGCTTGTAACGCCTAGCCCCACATTGCCAGATGCGTCTTTGTAAAATTGTCCGCTGCCTAAATTAACAATACCTGTACCACCTGTTAGTGTGGTGCTATAAGAAAGGCTAGTAAAAGCACCAGAATTGGTGGTGGTTGCTCCAACAGTACCATTGATGTTGATGGACGCTGTTCCAGTTAAATTGGTTACAGTTCCGCTAGATGGTGTACCCAATGCGCCACCATTGACAACAAATGAGCCAGCAGTACCTGTATTAACTCCGAGCGCCGTAACAACACCTGTGCCTGTAGTGATAGTGCTAGGTGCTACACCAGCCCCACCGCCTACTACCAAAGCATTAGCAGCCAAAGCCGCAGATGATGCCCAGGTTGATGCGCTAGAAAAATACACTACGCCGCCGCTTGTTCCAGCTACAGTCAACGCTGGAGTTGTGGTCGCCGTTGCTACAGAAATTAATCCACCAGTAAAGCTAACGCTGGTCACATAAGCCAAACTAGGAATGTCAGCAGCAACAAGAGCACGGAATGTCGGCGTAGCTGCTGCGCCGGTGGTCGGCCCAGATAAAACATAATTTGCCGTTTGATTATTCCAAGCAGCCGTAAGTGTCCCAGAACTTGTAACTGGCGAATTGGTTACTGTAAATTGCGTAGGCATTGCCAAGCCAACGCTTGTAACTGTGCCACTTGTAGCAGGCGCAGCCCAAGTTGGTGCACTGCCTGTTGTAGCTGTTAAAACTTGGCCTGTTGTGCCCGCAGCGGTAAAAGCATAGGCTGTCCCATTTCCATAAGCTACGCCATAGGCCGTAGGAGTCGCAGAACCATTTGTTCCACCACTAGCAATTGCAAGCGTACCGCCAAGCGTTACATTCCCCGTTGTATCTATAGCAGGGGTTAGCCCTGTAGTGCCTCCAGACCAACTTAAAACGCCTGTATTACTGACTGTGACATTTCCCGTAGAACTTGATACAGAAATTCCGCTTCCTGCAATGTTTGACAAAACACCAGTATTAGCAACAGTGATAGTCCCAGAACCATTGGTAACTGAGATGCCTACGCCGTATCCTAAAGTGTTAAGGGTGTATCCTGTGCCATTACCAATCAAAAGTTGACCATTAGCAGGAATTGTGGTTAGTCCTGTCCCACCAGATGTAACTGGCAATCCACCACCTATATTTACACTAATAAACGATGGGTTCATTAGCCACATCAACCATTCTAGGCTTGGCCTGCCAGTAGTGGCATCCAAAAACTGGCTGTATGGAATATTGATGTTGGTGTTTGGCGTAGTCGCCATCAATTTTCCCCTTTGCTGGCTTTTAACTCCGCTGAGATAATTACCGCTTTAACAGGGTCAGAAATAGCAACTTCAAAGATTCGATCACGCGACCATCCGAGCCTCCGCCATAAAGCACGGTTTGCGTATTGTCCCATTGCGCCAATGCTTACCCAATGCTCATTTGAGTAAGTGCTACCACCATCATTAGACCAACGCAACATTGCCTGTGGATTTTGGCCTTGGCCTGTGTTGAGCCCAACGCCTGGTTGAAATTGAATTTGAAATGACTCAAAATATTGACGTTCAAGATCACTTGTTATATGAACTGCACGGCGCAGACGACGAATGGTTGCCCCATCTTCCGTATAAACTTCATTATCAACACTATAAATTTTGCCGTTTTCATAGTCGCCAACAACATACATTCCATTGAAATATGCGCCACAATTAGAACGATGGCGCTTGTAAACAGCAAGATTAGAATCCCAAGATAGCCATTTGTGCCATGATTTTGTAGACCCATCGTAAACCCATGTCAGCCCATAATCGCCAACGCTAGGAAAAGTGCAAACATACATTTCATGGCCTTCAATCTGATAGGTATAGGCCACAGCATCTGACGTAACTTGACCTAACAAAGATTGTTCAACCGCATGAGTTGACAAACGTTGCCATTGATAACCATTCATTTGAAGAATAGTGGCATCGCCTCTTGTGTCTTTTGCTACACAAGCAAATGAACCACCAAATCGTGCTAAAGAAAACGCTGCGCCAATGCCTGACTGACTTGATGTTCCTGGCACGCGCTGAAATGGAAAAGTTGTAATTCCTGAGATTACATTTCCCACATCTGTCCATACTTCGGTGGTCACTTCCCCAAGCAAATAGACTTGGCGACGGTCAACGATAAGCGTCACCAAGAGATCGGAAGAACCATCAGCGGAGCCATAAAGCGCACCTGTTGATAGGCTTGAACCTAAATCTGTGCATCCCCAATTTTGTGTGCCAGGCTCGTTATAGATGTTGTAGTTGTCCACTACATCCACAACGGATGCACCTTGCCACGGGCCATCCGTGCTTGGCAAAGTTGTAAAAGTGTTAGTCGCAACAACCCATGTATACCGATTTGGCCCATCAACAATGTAAGCAGTTAACCCATTGGATGAATCAATATTGTCAGAAATTGAAACTTGACCTGTATTGGTTGTTAATGTTCCTATCTGAGTCGCAACCATCAAGGTATTAATTTGGTATACGTATTGTCCAGACACAGCAATAAGGATTTGCTCTCCTGACATTGTATGCAAACCACGAACTTGACCTGAGACAAGTTGAGTCTGCAAAGTAAGCCCTGGAGTTGGATAAAGCGCAACAATTCCTCGATCACCAGGCTGCTTAGTTGGGTCAATTTCTGCAAAAAAATTGATGCATTCTTGACCATCCTGATAAATAGATGGTGTTGTGTAAGACGTGCCAACAAAGCCAAAATCAGACATTTTTTAGCCTTTAGCGGAAACCGCCATCCATGATAAAACCAGCGTCTTTTGCCTTGCCCATCATCAAAGAATCAGGATAACGCGCCACTTGTGGAGGCCGCATATTTGTGCGCTTAACCGTAGCCTTAGCTTGTGCGGCATAACCTGTAATCATGGCAATCTGCACCTGACTAGATTTCCCATACATTGGCAATAGGCGCTCTGCAAGACACCATCGCAAGGCATTGTTATAACCTTGCGGCAAGGTAATTGTGTCGGCAAGCGTTTGAAATTGTCTAAAGATGGTCTGAGTGAACAAGTGCAACTGGCCTTGCGCTGGATTGGGATAACAGTAAATCGTCCCCAAAGTCTCACTAGGCTGGTAGTAAATCATCTTTGCCCACGGGCCATTTAGCTGCTTGATGCCCAAAGACTCGTATTCCTCAAGGCTCAAAATAGCCAAGGGATAATCCAAGTACCCACCCGCAACGCTTGTGCCGCCCTGCATAGTAGAAACCCGCACAAAGCCTGATTCAATGGTCAATGGACGTTCGTAATAGGCTGAAATAGTAGTGCTAGAAGCCGTTTGCGGAATGCTGACCGTATAAGTACCAGCTTCATTCACATTACCGCCCGCGCCCGTATTAAAGGCCACAATGGTCGTTCCTGCGGTGATTCCCGTGCCGCTAAGAGTCATCCCCATTGTGATAGCGCCTGCCGTAATCGCGGTTACTGTCAAAGTTGAGCCGCTAATTGAGCCGGTAAAAGACGCGCCTACTGATCCACCTGGGCCAAGTGTGTATTGAACGGTGTTTTGAACGGTGTTAAAAATGATTTCGGTCTTATAAAAGACCATCATGTTTTCGTTCGACCATTGCGCCACCATGTCATTGAGCATATCGAGCGCATCTTGTGCCTCGTCCGCTGTTGGCACTTCACCGGCGGCTAATGCGCCGATGTCTTTCATGGCACGGCTAATGATGTCAAGCGGCGTTGTCATTTTTTTACTCGTAATACACGGTTGCGCCTACAGTCCCGCCAATCACAACATAAATCCCGTTTGCTACGTTAATTCCATCTAAAAAGTTGTAATTGGTTGCAGCAGTTGGTGTGAATGTTGCCAGCACCGTTGCGCCTGTTCCCGTATTTTGGGAATCGTAAACAGCAATGGTTGGCGTGGAAGAGGCGGCAGATACAAAAATGCCTTTAATCTTGCCTGGCGCATTTTTGATGTTACCAGTAGCGGTTACATACGCATAGTTGGACATGGTGATCCCTTTCTGATTGTCAAATTATATGCTTCAAAAGAAAAAAGGCCACCCCTTTTGAGAGTGGCCCTTTTCATGATTTCACGCCGTTTTAAGGCAGGAAAGTCAGGTCGTAACCGTAGATGAACACATCGGCGGTAGCCGCTGCGCCTTGAACGGTAGTGTTGCGAATATACAGAGGAGTGCCCGTAACAGCATCGGTAGATGTTGCTGCGGTCACAATTGTTTTCGCGGCGGTAGTGTTGCCCGACAAAGCATAAGCAGATTTAACTGCCGTGCCAGTAGCGCCAGGGCCTGTATACACTGCCAAATAAGCAGTATCCAAGCTGATGGACGCATTGGTCACAATGATGCTTTGAACGCTGACACGGCCCGACACCAAGATTGGTGCGATTGTGTCGGCAACTAGGTTGAGGTTAACACCCTGTGCAGAGGCAATCAAGCGCAAAGCCTGATTGGTTGCCAACTGACTAGGATGGTTCGTAGTGGTGGATGCTGCGCCTGGATTAGCCATTATTCATTCTCCTTAAATTAAGCTGCAACACGGCAGGCCAACTCTGGATACAGAGGCGCCCAACCGTAGAGAACATCAACGCGAGTCGGAATCGAATCGTTGTTGATAGTGTATTGACGCACAACACGCAACGACAGACCCAGTTCACGGTCAGATGCACGACCCGCAAAATGGACTCCGTCAGGCAGCTCGAGGTCAGCCGTTGCCAAGCAAAACGCATTTTTGTGCATGACAATGTTTTGCGGAGAAACAACGCCGGTCTTGTTAAACGGAGTAACAACAGCGGTGGAACTGGTGCTAGTGATGCTGACGTTTTGGAATTGACCAGCGGAGATGACAGCGGGGCTGACAGTAACCGAGGTAGTTCCAGAGGTCGCAACAGTAGCGGCAGCGGTCACCACAAAGTTACGCAGTTTGCCCGAACCATATGCGGAACGGTTCTGCGGGTTGACCGCATAAACGTTTGCAATTTGGATCACGTCGCCAACTTGGAGGCCAGCGGTAGCGGTGGTAGCGGTCAGCGCAATGGTGGAAGTCTGCGCCCAGCCGCTGGTCAGGAAACCAGTGCCGGTCGTAGTATCGCAAGCCAAAGTAGCGGTGGAGTACGAACCGAACGTTTGATTAACAACGTTTTGATCCATTTTCCAGGTCATGCCTGCGCTGTCTTTACCCATCAGGCCGCGCTCGTATTGCTTGGCAATCGTTGCGTTAGGCACAAACAGACCTTTCAGCGAATCGACAATAGTTGCGCCGGTGAAAGGCTCAACAATGCACGAACGGCGACCATCGCGTGGTGCGCCTTCAGCGTCCAGATACGCACCAGCCGTGAGGTAGGTGAGCAAAGACGTAGGAGGAGTACCAGCAGTACCGACGATATTCGCGGTGTTGTTCTTAGCCATAGTCAGACCGTCAAAGTCGATCTTGTTAGCTACAGCAGCCACGGCGGGCTTAAGAACGCGATCCGAGAACTGATCCAACGACAATGCCAAGTCCTGAGTGGTGAACTGGGTATCAACGTGGAACTGGGTCGACAAGGTAACAGGAACGCTCGTCTCGTTGAAGTCTTCAACGTTCAAAGCAGGGCCAGATGTACCAATGAAACGACCAGGGCGGCGAACATTCAAGGTCGCGCCAATTTTCGCACCAGTAACAGCGAATTGATCATCATAGTTACGATCGACTTCGCTCGAAAATGTCAACTCGTTTTCCAAAACCATCAACGCTTCGTTGGTGATCATGGAAATAGTAAGCAGATTATTGCTCATTTTGATTTCCTTAAAAAAAAGTTAATTACCGAATTCGTCCTGCCAACCGAGCAGCTTTCCATTGTTGATATGTCCCTTGAAACTTATTATCGGTTATCAAAGACACATCCCTTCCATTAGCTGCTGACCGAATAGGATTAATCGGTGCAGGCGCTCTACTCTTTTCAACAACAGGCTTTGTCTGAGGCTCAAATTGGGCCTCCAGTTTGCCAATAAATCGGTTAGCGGCGGCTACGGACATTGATTTCAATTTTTCAGCAACGTCAGGATTTTCGGCAAGGTGATACAAGATTTGCGGGCCGACATCTGATTCCCAGATTGCATCGCGCACTTCATTACTTACAGTAACGTCCGCGCTACCAACCATCTCATCAAAGTCTGGCAAACTTGCCTTAGCAGCTTCAACCCGCTTCACGAATGAATCAATTACTTGTTTCTTTTCGTTCTGTTGTTGCTCTGCCTGTTTCCTTGTCTCAATCTCCAACATTCGCTTTTCAACCTGATAATCCGTCAACGCTTTCGCGTATTCGTACATATCAGTAAATTGATTTGGCTGGGGTTCACCATTGTCAGCTTTAGGGGCTTCCTGTGGTGCGCTCTTGGCCTCAACTTCCTTTAGCCTAGCTTCCAGTGCTTCCCTTGCTTCGCGCTCCTTACGGGCTTCTTCCCGTGCGGCCTCTCGTTGCTTAGTAATCTCTGAAAAACGCTTCTCCAACTTTGGATTCTGTTTTCTATCCTCTGTCGCTGTCGCTTCTTCTTTCGCTTCTACTGGTTCACTCTGCTCTTGCGGCTCGATAGGAGTTGCCTCAACTACCGCCTCGCGGTCAGCTAAACCCAATCGTTTGGCGTTAAATTCAGCTAAATTTTCGCTAGTCACCACGTTAGCAGCGACTTTTACTTCTTCCGTCATAGGTTTCCCTAAGAATTTACCCAGTTAACATTACTGGTACTGTTTTGGGCTTTAACCCTAAATCATTGCATTGGTTGTAAAAATGGGCTTGCACCTTGTGCAATATCCTTTTCGGCAAACTGTGCATATTGTGCCTGTTCCGCATTCCTGCGGTCAATCTCTTGGGTTAAACGGGCTGTATCCATGCGGTGCAGCATTAAATCCACAATTGCCTCAATCTCTGTTTTGTTTTGGCTTGTAATGGCGCGAGTATTTTGGTCGTTAACCTTTACTTCTGCCATTGTTTCAGTATTGTGCGCCCGTGCGGTTACATCCAGCAGCTTGCGCTTGGTTGCACCTTCTTCACGAATTTGTTGCACTTGAGCACGATTGTTAATCTCCAACTGTGCGGCTTGCAGTTGCTGTTGCATCTGCTGCATCTGTTGTTTAGCTTGCGCCAATTCCATCTGAACTTGTGGCGGCACATCTGATTTAGCATCAATCTGCGCCATTGGGTTCATCGCAGCCAGCCGGTCAGCAATCACATCTGCGCCAGGGAAATCCATGTTGCGGAACACTAGGTCACCAGCAATATTAAATAACTGCTCATTGCCTGATAGCAGCGGCATCATGGCCTCGACTGCTTGCTGGCGGCGGCTTTGGAAGCCTGGGCCAGTATCCATCACCACATCGTATTCGCCGACAGTCACATCGTTCAGAACTTCGCCAATTTCATTGCGCTGGTTAATCGTGGTCATGTCTGGCTGACCATCTGAGCCAATAATCCGCATCACGCGCTCGGTGTCGTAGATATGCGGAATCAGGTCAAGAATGATCTTGCCGGTATGCCGAATGCTGCGGGTCATGTTGTCAAAGAAGTGGAAGTTCGACAAATCCACTTGATTCTGTTGACCAGCCAAAGCCTTACCCGAGATATTCCCGCTAGGCAATTGGTTGGGATCCATGATTCCGAGAACCATCTGCAAATCAGCGGAAATCGCGCCAGCGGCTTCCATGATGCCCATCGGCGGCGGCTCGGGCTGTAGTCGAACGGGAACTGGAGCCGGTTGGCCCTCAATGTCTTTCTGTTTGTAGCGCAGGACAGGGCTAGACTTAATGTTAGCCAATGCCCATTCGTTCTCGTGGCCTTCGTCCTGGCCTTCGGCAAGCAGCCACTTGGCTTTGGGAGCCAGCGCAATGCTCTCAGTCATTGAGGTGCGCCAGAAGTTATACATCCGCTGCGGGTCTTTAGCAAACCGCACCAGGCCGTACTTTTTCCGTTTGTCATCTACGATAACTTGAGCGCCATAACAAGGCACAACAGGAATATATTTCCCCGCCCAAGTCTTTTCCTCTAAGATTTCCATTGCGGTCATCTTGACCCATTTAACCGACTTGCGGAATGATTCACGTTCGTCAATCACGGTGAGGCCAGCAGCTTCTACGCGCTCAAAGAAACGGTCAGAGTCTGCAAATTGGGCTGTCCCATCGCTTAGATGATAGAGTTTTTCCCGCTTACGCTCAATGTAGAAAAACTCAGCAACCCTAATATCCTCTTTGGTTACCCAGCTTGCGGTGTCATCGCCGGTTGACCGTTGGGTAAAGTTTGCGCCATCATCCGCATCGGGATAATGCTCTTTGAAAATCTTTTTGTCCATCACCGTGGTGATTAGGCATCGCTCTGCATCCGAGCCATCAGGCAAAACAGAATTGGGATCGAAATAAACCGTGAACGGGTTGTCAATCGTGTCGATGTAAATTTCTTGGTCAAAACTTGTTTCGCTGACATAGCGAGTGTTTAACCGCCAAAATCCCCAGCCCATCCGCACAGCGTAATCAAAAGCGGTGTCGTAGGCAGTATCCGCAGCGGAATTGACTTCGATGTGGCGGGTAATGCCCTCAATCACTTGAGCAATCTTGTAGTCGGCAAGGTTATTGACTGGATGAACTTTGATGCGGGGTCGCTGCATCCGCTGCTGATTGGTCACCTGGCGCACATAGGAATCAATCTTATTGATGGTCAGGCAAGGCCGCGCTTCGACATTGCGCGAGTTTTGAATCTCTACGGGCCATTGGTCACCAGCAGCAAATTTAATGTCTTGCAATGCCTCTGCTCTATTCATAGAGTCAGCATCATTCACCAAACGCCAGAACTTCTGCGCTTCTGCGATTCGTGGGTCAAACCCTGTGGGTTGGTATGCCATATAAATCCTATTATGCCATCCAACCACCGGCAGTAGCAACTATTGCCTGTTTCTTGCGCTTGGTTGGCTCAGTAATCATAAGCGCAATATACCTAAAAGCATCTGCGCCGTGGGAATAGTGGTCGTGCAAAGGGTTGCGGCTGAATTGGCCTGTTTCGAGGTCTACCTCGTAGCGGTAGTGTCTCAGACAGTTAATCCCGTCCGCAGCGTGTTCGCGGTCAAAGTAGCAAGATGGGAATATTGTCCTAGCAGCGTTGATCGAGTCAACAATTGGAACTTTGGGCAAAATGGTCGTTTTGTACCCTGCCGCCCGCACAATATCGTCAATCGATCGCCCAGCCGCGGCGAGTGTTTTATTCTCCGCATCGTGCGGTAGCCATATCTTGTCGTAGACATAGCCAAAGGTCTGCATGGTCGCCAGATAGTAGCTGATTGTCTTCTGACTGTCCTCAATGTACCGAATAAGGCGGGTTTCCATGCCTACAAATTGGAGAAACCAAATGGCCGTGCTATCCGACCAGCCAAGGTCAAAAACAGCGTGGACGGGCTTTGTAGCGTCATACGGTACACGGCAGATGCGTCCATCCTTGTCGGCCTGCTGCATTTCTTTGGCAAAGATGGCTCCATCTACCGTCTGGCGGCACAAACCTTCCCAGACTTGGTTATAGGCTTCCTCATCGCGTAGTTTGAGCGCATCTTTCTCTAAGCGCAGCGTGTCAGGAAACCAAGGATTGTCCGACCAGTTGATCTTGATTTGGATGCAATCCTCGGGTGGCTTTAGCACAAACCGCTGGTAAGTCTCATCTGTTTCTAGTTCAGGATTGAACGAAACCCATATCTCTGAGTCCTGTTTACGAATGGTGGGAATTAAGACATTCCAGGATAACCGGCTTACCGTTTGGGCTTCTTCCACCCAACAAATGTCCACGCCTTCATAGGATTTGATGTTTGCAATGTTGTTCTTTAGGCCGGCAAAGGCAAACTCAGTCCCATTCTTGCCTCGAATGCTTGTCTGGGTAATCTCATAGAAGCCTAGCAAGCCAAGGGATTCGATTTGGTCGCACAGCAACTTGTGGACGGAATCCCGCATCGAGGTCATGAATTCCCGAGCGCAAAGGATACGCATTGGGCTTTT